GCTCTATACATATTGCCCTAGCTTTACTAAACGTTTTAGGAACGAATTTCAAGCGTGAGGCAGGCTCATAAACCTCTTTAAGAGGCTTCTGAGTCGGTCTTTCGTCGTACTTGGTTCTTGTGTAAAAACGCAAGAATGAAGCCCAAAGGTCCTTTTCAGAACCTAAGTTGCTACAGTCCCATCTCAAGGGTGGATAAAACCACTCTCGATAAGGGAACCAAGTGTTAAGGGTGGTGTACTTCACATGCGGACGAAAACGCGTGTGAGCTTTGGTTGGAGTGTTCGTTGCACCGGGCCCCGGTCGGGGCAGGAACAAATCAGCTTGGTTGGGATCAAAAGGATTTAATCCCTTTAGTACCTTACCTATTGTTCTCCTGGCATGGCGAAGTATTGCCCTGTTAGGCTCTGCATCGAATTCAACATACCTAAGTTCGATATCAGTCTCCACAAAATCGCTTAGCTGTTTAGCGAGTACACCTTGTTTGTACGGACCCTCCAATTTTTTGAAGGCTACACAAAGCTGATAAAGTTGGCTCATGCAAATGACCGTACTAGCACTGTTTGGATCGTCATAAATCGGAGCAACTAGCCCACGCAGGAATGCTGGGTATTTTGCACTCGAGGCTTTTCTAAAGCCAGGGTAGTCCGATACGCCTGTTTCAAGATAGTGTAATACACAATCAAAGAAACGAGGTAGGGTTTGAGTTGCAAAATTCAAACCTTCATGATGAAAACGTATCTTGATAGTTTTACTATCAAGTACATAGTCAGCCTTACCAAACAATGGATTGTTATTGTAGGAATCTGTAAGAATCGCCAGAAGATAATCTAATACAATTTGATGTTCTTCTGAGAACTCCTTGAGGTTTTGCTTTACCTCCACAGATCCACTCACCGAATGGCGAGGTTCCTTTGGCTTTTCAGATCTGGTGCTATTACGCATCTAAATCTCCAGCCATAGGAGTCTATATCCAGAGGGCAAATATCCACTGAATAACAATAACAATTGCTTCAGCCACCGTCTTAATCAAGGGTATCTCCCACATTATATGAGAGATCCCATGAGGCCGTCGATGAGTGAGGCTTCGGCAAGAGCATCCTTGAACAGAACAAATTCAGGGGTGATCTCCGCTATGGTAAAAAGTTTGGAACACGTGAGGGTATAATTTTGTGTTATCCTCAGAAGTTCCGTACCTGCGGCCGGAACCAGATAAGTACTTCTCTGGAACAGGTGCCGCGGCGTTGCCGAGTTAGAATCATGTTTCACGTTGAATCGAGAGTCTGCAGAAAGTGCAGCTGCCGTTTCAATGTAAACGCCATAAACCGATTTAGAATCCGGTTCTTGGCTTCGAAACGAAAAGATTCGATCTCCTACGCCGTCGTTCAGTGTTACTGGATTTGAAAGTAATCCCATGGTCTTTCTCCTTTAAAGTTATATGTTCAACGGGGTTATCGTACCCGTATATGACGCTTAAAGCTGAATTAGCCTTTAAGGATGAAGTCAAAACTAGTAACGCCTGGATATCTTCGGTATCCGTCAACATTGAAGAATAGTAGATGATGTCATTAATAATAACAGCATCAATATTCGACAACTCGGGACCTAAAGACAAAAAACGCTTCATACAATGCTTTAGCGGGCTCAAGTATTTCATAGCCAGTTACCAAAGCACGCGTGCGAGTGCGATGAGGTTAACTCTTTGCCGTTTACTTGGTAAAGATATCCTCGGTAGCGCTACCCCTTTATTGGGGTGTGTTACTCGACGCAGAAAGTGAGTACTCTCATAACCAGACAAAAGGTTATTTTGACCATATGTGCCAGTAATATCCGGTGCATAGAAGTCTAGTACTCGAGAATCGCCGTTGAAGTGGTCGCCCGATGACGAGCGTTGCAGCAAGCTTTCAGCGTACTGCACAGTGCGCAGCTCAACGTTTGGATCTGTTCTCATGTTACGAAGTGCATTTGCGACCTTATAAAAATAATCGCAAACGAAGGAGAATGGGAGCATATTCCATATCACCTCCGCGTTGACATTAAGCCCATAATAACGCTTTAAAGCGTCGACCCGCTCACGCATCTTGTAATCATAAAGATACTCGATGGTAGCGTTGAAGGTCAGTGATGAGTAATCGCCTCGACTTATCCAGTAGTAAGAACTACTGGCGACGTTAGTACTGTCGTTTTCTGAGATTTTCTCAGAGTAATAAGACCTTTGAACGGATTTTCCACGTTCAAAGAACGATTGTTGTACCTCATCAACTAGCGTACCCGCTTGTGCATGTATGGCCAAACAGTCAGAGACTGTTGGGTCAATTGCAAAGTTTTTAATTAGGGTAGCTTGGGCAACTGTCAGAGTGCCGGCATTGAACGCTTTCCAAAGATTGCGAACAACTCCATCCGAATTTGAAGTACGGATTTGCCGGGCAGCCCAGGATTTGAGTTTGCCGAGCTCGCTTGATATATTGCGGTAGTTAAACCGCATAGCGTGCCTAGCAAGATCTTTGAAGTCTTTTAGCTCAAAAAGGAAATTAAGAGCTTCGACTTCTCCCTCAAACCTAGGTTGCATGCTCCACCACGCGCGACGCTGTGCACCATCGCACAACGACCAATGCATCGCCTGTAATGACGGTGACTGATTCGCCCCTACGGGTATACCAAGCATATAACATCTCATATAAAAATATAGAGTTGTCGGCTTGTTATACACGCGTCCAACGATGAGGAAAGGTATAATCCTCCCTGTAGCTTTATAATTGCTACAACTGTTGAACAGCGGGCGTTTTCTGGTCGTAGACTCAAACACCTGGTTACCCACCCAAGCTGGCGGAGCTTTGTAGGCAGTAGCATTTGCTACACCTATGCTCCACTGTTCCGCTGTATTCCAAGTAAGCCAAGTTGGCGTAGTTGGTTTCAGCGTACCTGAGCTAGCATAATAATAACCATTGGTGCATCCCTGATAAAAGGGTAGAGTCTGCGTCTTCTTCATAATATACCTCCTGGATTGTGAACCGTCTCTTTGAAAGAGAGATGCGATCTCCCTGCGAGAATCAGT